TCGCCCTGGGCATGGCGTTAAAAGGTTCAAACATTGGACAAGTCCGTAGTCCTAACAAAAGCGGAGCGACTGGTGATGGAGAACACCTAAAAAGCCTAGCGTAGAGGAAAGGATTTTCAAAATGAAAAAAGAACAACTGGCAAACATCGGCTTAACTGAAGACCAAATTTCTCAAGTCTTCGCTTTGTATGGTGCTTCTGTCCAAAAACTTAAGGATGATGTAGCAAGTAAAGAAAGCGAATTGGAGAGCGTGCGTGGACAGCTGACACAACGTGATAAAGACTTGAATGATTTGAAGAAAAAGGGCGCAGATGTTGAAGATATTCAGCAAAAGCTAGAGGACTTACAAGCTAAGTACAAACAAGATACAGAAGCGCTTGAGATGAAACTAGCAGATGAGAATAAATCTCGCTTAATCGATGCTGAATTAACAAAAGCTGGCGTTCGAGACGCAGAAATTTTTGAGAAAATCTTAAACAAAGACGAAATCTCTGTAAAAGATGGCAAATTGATTGGCTTAACTGAGCAAATCGAGGCTCAGCGTGCTAAGAGTCCATATCTCTTTAACGGGGAGAAACAAGCCCAATATACGCCAAACCAAGGCGATGGGCAAGGTGCTAATTTAGGGAGTTGGGAAACTGCTATGAGCAATCTTGACTTTAACCTAACTCAATTTTTAGAACAACAAGGAGAAAATAACTAATGGCTAATGAAATTACAAAAATTCTAGACACGATTACACCTCAACAGTACAATGCCTATATGCAACAGTACACGGCTGCTAAATCTGCTTTCGTTCAAAGTGGTATCGCAGTATCAGACGAACGTGTCTCTAAAAACATTACATCTGGTGGTCTTTTGGTCAACATGCCTTTCTGGAATGACCTTACTGGCGATTCTGAAGTTCTTGGAAATGGCGACAAAGCCCTAGAAACTGGAAAAATTACTGCTGGAGCAGACATCGCCTGCGTTCTTTATCGTGGACGTGGTTGGGCTGCCAACGAATTGACTGGTATCGTAGCTGGTTCTGACCCAGTCCGTGCTATCTTGAACCGTATCGGTGCTTACTGGTTGCGTGAAGACCAAAAAGCCTTGATTGCTACCTTGAATGGTATCTTTGCTACTGGAACAGGTGGAGAGAAAGGTGCGCTTGAAGAAACTCACGTATCAGACCAATCAAAAGCGTCTACTGGTATCGATGCAGCTATGGTGCTTGACGCTAAACAATTGCTTGGAGATTCTGCTGATCAAGTTACTGCTATTGCTATGCACTCAGCGGTTTACACTAAACTACAAAAAGATAACTTGATTCAATACATCCAGCCAACAACTGCGACTATCAACATTCCAACCTACCTTGGTTACCGTGTCATTATCGATGATGGTATTGCACCAACAGGAGATGTTTATACATCATACCTTTTCCGCACAGGTTCAATCGGTCTCAATACAGGAAATCCATCAGGATTGACTACATTTGAAACTTCTCGTGAAGCAGCTAAAGGCAACGACATGATTTACACTCGTCGCGCCCTTGTTATGCACCCTTACGGCGTGAAATGGACTGGCGCAGAAGTGGATGCTGGAAACATCACTCCATCAAATGCTGACTTGGCTAAATTCAAGAACTGGCAACGTGTTTACGAGCCTAAGAATATCGGTATTATCGCTTTGAAACACAAAATTGGCAAATAGATTGGGTAACAGAATATGATTCAAGAATTGAAACAAGACAACACAATGTACTTGATCTCATGCGTTCGGAAAATGCGTCAGGATAATTATTTCAAAGACATGGAAGTTCTCCATTACGCTTTAACCCAAGCAGAAAACGAGATTTTGAATTATATTCACCAAGACAGTGTGCCTGGACATTTAGAGAACGTATGGATAGACATGACCAACGACTTACTGGACAAGGTCAAGGAGCAAAGTGTTCTTGCTGAAAAAGCTGACGCAGAAGACTTTTCGGTTAAAAGTATCAAAATGGGTGATACGACAATCGAAAAGGTTAGTCCTTATGAAATGATTCAACGAATGAAACAAGTGCCGTCATCACTTGAGCGCTACAAGCGTCAGTTGAATCGTTTTAGGAAGCTACTATGACCGAATATGCTAAGACAGTCTTTGATTTCTTGTATGACTGTAAAATGACGGTTAAAGGTTATACAGAGCAAGAGATAGACGGTTTGACCAGTATGTCAGAAAGCGTGCTATTAGAGGACATTCCTTGCAGGATTTCGCAAATGAGCAATAGTTCAACGAACGGGAGCGACTATCAAGCTAACGGCTATGATATGAAACTCTTTTGCTCAGTTGTCTATGATATCCCTGCAGGTTGCAAGATTGAGGTGACTGATAGAAATGGGCACGTTAAAGTGTTTACACATTCTAATGTGCCTATTGGTCAGTATTGGTCACACCAAGAAATTGCTATAAAGCTAGAGGGCAAGTCATGAGTGGCAGTTTTGATTATCGTAGTTTCGCTAAGTTTGCTAACAACTTCAACAGGAATGCGAATCATGCGAAAGTAGACCGATTTATGAGACAGACCTTGAATTACGAAGGTACAGAACTAAAGTCCAAAGTAAAAGAGAGAACGCCTGTTGGTGTTTATACGGATCATTGGGTGGAGTTCACAACCAAAGATGGTAAACATGTCAAATTTTGGGCAAGTGCTCATGGTAAACAAGGCGGAACCTTGCAAAAAGGATGGTCTAAAAGCCGTATTGAAGTATCTGGGCGGACTTATAAGCAGAAAGTTTATAACAAGGTCTACTATGCCCCACACGTTGAGTACGGGCATAAGACGGTTAATGGTGGATTTGTTCCAGGGCAATTTTTCCTTCATAAAACGGTTGAAGATACTAAAAGCGATATGGAGAAGCGTGTTCGTGATAAGTATGATGGCTTTATGAGAAAGGTAGTGTTAGGAAATGGCAAATAAAGGCTTTCGGTTAGTCGAGGAGTTGGTTAGTCATATCAAGGGGTTATATCCTGACATCAGGATTTATCTAGATGAAGTAGAGCAAGGTTTTAAAGAGCCTTGTTTTTTTATCCATGTGGTTGATACTAAGTACACTCCAGAGGCCAATAAGTATGTGAAAGTACGTTCTAAAGTGGATTTGTCTTATTTTCCTCCTAAGAAAAAGCGTAGCGAGTGTTTAGCAATGCAGGAAGAATTGAGTTATAAACTCTTACACTTGCCGACGATTCATTTATTTGACCGTCAGTACGAAGTGGTTGACAACGTTCTGCATTGTATTTTTAATGCAAGCACACGCTTGAAGTTAGAAGAGGAAGATATCAAACAACGTGAATTGAAAGTGAAAGAAGAGGTAAAAGATGGATAATGTAGACGGAATTGTGTTCCCTACTGCGGACATTTTGGAAAGTAGCGCTTTTACCAACGGAGAAAAAGACATTTTGGGGGCTATTTTAGACCCAGAAGAGTCTTATGGCTTGGAAGAAGCAAGAGCAAAACTAGAATACGAACTAGGAAGGAAGATTAAGTAATGGCAGGTGGAAATTGGAAACGCCAAAATAAAGTAAGACCAGGTGCTTACATCAACGTCAAATCAAAAGACATTGCAATGACTCGCCTTGGGGGCGATGGTGTCGTAACAGTACCGCTAGCACTCAGCTTCGGTGAATCAAAGAAATTGATGAAGATCCGACGTGGTGAAGACCTATTTAAAAAGCTAGGTTATGAGCAAGAAAGCCCTCAGCTTTTGTTGCTGAATGAAGCATTCAAACGTGTGAGTGAAGTCTTGCTTTATCGTCTAAATACAGGAGAAAAGGCAAACGTAAGCCTTTCAGACAACGTAACGGCTCAAGCCAAATATAGCGGTGTCCGTGGGAATGACATCACAGTAACAGTCAAAACAAACGTAGACGACCCAAGTTCATTTGATGTTGTCACGTTCCTTGATACTGTTGTTATGGACTCACAAACTGTAAAAGTCTTGGCTGACTTGAAAAACAATGATCTAGTTGAATTTTCAGGAACTGGCGAACTGCAAGCGGTGGCTGGTGCTAAACTTACTGGTGGTACTGACGGAACAGTGTCAACTCAAGACTACTCAGAATACTTCAAGGCGCTTGAAACAGTTGAATTTAACTATATGGCCTTGCCAGTAGAAGACGCTTCTATCAAGAAAGCAGCTATCAACTTCATCAAACGTATGCGTGAAGACGAAGGACTTGGCGCTCAATTGGTTGTTGCAGACTCTGACGCTGACAGTGAAGCGGTTATTAACGTTAAAAACGGCGTTATCTTGTCTGACAAGACAGTTATTGACAAGACTAAAGCGACTGTATGGGTTGCAGCAGCAAGCGCAAATGCTGGCGTTGAGAAATCATTGACTTATGAGAAGTACGAAGATTCTGTTGATGTTGTGGGTCGTTTGAGCCATACAGAGACGATTGCTGCTCTTCAAAAAGGACACTTTGTGTTCACGAACAAACGTGATAGAGCAGTTGTTGAAAAAGATATCAACTCACTTGTAACTATCACATCAGAAATTAATCAGGATTTCCAAAAAAACCGTATGCTTCGAACCTTGGACGATATTAGAAATGATACAAAACATGTATTTTCTGAATATTTCCTTGGAAAAGTTGACAACAACGAAGATGGACGTCAAGCGTTCAAGGCGAATCGTATTCGTTACTTCAAAGATCTTGAGGCTCGTGGTGCTATTGAAGACTTCAAAGTTGAAGACATCGAAGTGCTTCGTGGTGAGTTGAAAGAGTCTGTAGTAGTTAACGTTAAAGTTAAACCAGTGGACAGCATGGAAAAACTGTATATGACAGTTGTAGCAGATTAGGAAAGGAGAAAGCATGGTTTATTTGAAAGGTCGTGACGTAATCAGCGGTCAGGAAGG